GACGTGGCCGACGCGCTGAACTACAAACTACACCAGGCAGAGGCTCGTTCCGGGGCCGATACGGCATGCTCCGATGCATTCGCACCGCAGATCAAGGTCGGTCTCGGGTGGGTGTACGTCGGACGCGAGCAAGATCCGTTCAAGTACCCCTACGTCGTCGAGGCGGTCCATCGCAACGAGATATTCCACGACTGGTACGCCAAGCCTGACCTGAGCAACGCGCGCTATCTGGTGCGGCGCAAGTGGTTTGACCGGCGGATTCCGAAGCTGATGTTTCCCGACAAGGCGGATCTGATCGATAACGCAAGCTCCGGCTGGCTGGGGCTCGACTACAGTTCCCTGACGTTGGATGGCGGCGATTCGGCGAAACTGTACGCGTCTGCCGACCAGGAGCGCGGGTGGACGGTCGAGGAGCAGGAGTGGCGCGACCTGCACAATCGCCGCGTCTGCCTTTTCGAGGTCTGGTACCGCCGCTGGGAGCGCGCGCTGGTGATCAAGTCGCCGGACGGTCGGGTGGTCGAGTACGACAAGCGCAATGCGATGCATCAGCTCGTCGTTTCCGAAGGGGCGGTTGAGTTGCAGTGGGCGATCGTGTCGCGGGTCCGGCTTGCCTGGTGGATGGGGCCACACAAGCTGTCCGATGAGCCTAGCCCATACCGGCACAACAAGTTCCCCTACGTGCCGTTCTGGGGTAAAAAGGAAGACAGGACCGGCGTTCCATACGCACTGGCGCGCGGGATGATGTACCTACAGGAACAGATCAACGCCTTGCACAGCAAATCGCAGTGGCTGATGGCGGCACGGCGCGTGGTGCGCACCAGGGGCGCCGTTCTCGGCAGCGCAGAGCAACTGAGGCAGGAGGTTGCGCGGCCGGACGCAGACATCGAACTCGACGACCAGGCGATGCGCGACGGAGGTATTTTCAAGGTAGAAATCGATCTGCAGTTGACGCAGCAGCAGTTCCAGCGCCTGCAGGACTCCCGAGACGGTCTGCGCAGGGTTAGCGGAATTTATTCCGAGTTCCAGGGGCAGAACTCCAACACGACCAGCGGCGTGCAGTTCAACTCCCAGGTCGAGCAGAGCAATCAGAGCCTGGCCGACATCCTCGACAACTTCAAGACGGCCCGGGCGGCGGTCGGCGATCTGCTACTGTCGCTGATCATCGAGGACGGCATCGGCAAGCAGGAGACCGTGTTCATCAGAGGCGGCGGGATCCGGCCGGACAGGACGGTGCAGCTCAACTCGCCGGCGACCGACGACCAGACCGGAATGCGGTATCTGAACAACGACATCGAGCGCGTCAAGACCAAAGTGGTGGTCGACAATGTTCCGTCTGCGGCGACGTTCAAGCAGCAGCAGCTCGCAGCGATGTCAGAGGCGTTCAAGGCGGCGCCGCCACAGTTCCAGCCGCTGATGCTGCCGTTCCTGTTGGCGCTCATGGACATCCCGAATCGCGAGGACCTCATCCGGGCCATCAAGGACGTCAGCGCCAGCGCCACGCCGGAGCAGGTGCAGGAGCAGATCAGGACGGCCGTCGAGCAGGAGCTTACCAAGGCGCGGCACGACCTGGAAATGCAGAAGCTGAAGCAACAGCAGCCGCTGATCGACGCACAGGTCAAGAAGATCGCGGCTGAGGCTGCGACAAAGGCCGTCGAGGGATTCTACAGTGCGACGCAGGCTGCGAATCAAATCGCCATGATCCCCGGTGTCGCTCAGTCCGCAGACCAGATTCTTCGATCCGCCGGAATGCCCGACCACGACGCAGCGCCGCTGGTTGCCCACGCGCCGGCAGGCGCCGGGTCGGTCAATCTGCGGCACAACACGTTGCCGCTGTATCCGGCAAACCCTGATGTTGGCCTGCGGTCCGGCATCGAAGGTGGCCAGGAGCCACAACCAGGAGTAGTTCAATGAGCACCGTCAACGTATCAAATGCAGCAACGCGTTACGGAGCAGTGACTCCGAGCGACTCTACGGAACTGCAGTTCAAGCGCCTGTATGTCGGCGGAACAGGCAATGTAGTTCTGAAGCCATCAGTAGATGGCGCGGCCATTACGTTCTGGGCTGTCCCTGCCGGAACGCAGTTAGAGGTATCAGGAGTCCGTGTGATGGCGGCAACTACGGCAACGACCATCACATGGATGGACTGGTAAAGAAACAAAGCCTTCCTATCATGACCTGACGTGGATATAACATCGACCTGTGCCAGACTTGTAATCTGGCGCAAAGCCCGCCGTGATGGCGCGCAATCCGCAGCAGATGGAGGTCTGGCCTCTCGGGGCCAGGCCATTTGTGGCAACCACCGCTCACATCCCGCTTCACGGCGATATGTGACCGGATAGCCCGCCGTGATGGCGGGCGACTCCCGTAGATGGAGCGTATCAATGAGCAAGGACTTCGACTATTTTCTGGAGCGTCCGGAAGAGTTCGGGCAACTGAGTGCCGAAGATCAGGCCGCCTTGGCGGAAGGCCGATCAATCGAGGGCGAAATTTCCAGCGATCCGCCCGACGCTGCGGCACAGACAGAAAGCGAACCGGAAGGCGGAGAGGAAGCTCCGGAGCAGAGCAATTCCGCAGACAAGCCGGCGGTGCTCGCGAAGGATGGCAAGCACCTGATTCCCTTCGAGGAACTAGAGAACGCGAGGGAGCAGGCGCGTCAATGGAAGCAGCGGGCCGAGGAAGCCTCTGCGCTGGCCGAGCATCTGAAGAATACCGGTCAGCAACAGACGCCAGACGAAAGCGCGTCGGGGAAGGAAGGCGAGGGCTCCATCGATCTCGACAATCTCGAGATGCAAGCCGAGGAGGCGTCGTTGGCCGGCGACATGGATACCTACCGAGTCCTTCGGAAGCAGATCAACTCGGAAGTAGAGCGGCGCGCCGCGTCCCGGGCGATCGAAGCGCTGCAGGAGCGCGAGGCGCGAGAACGACAGCGCGCCATTGAGACTGCCGTTCAGGCGGAAGCATCGAAAGCCATCGCGCAATACCCGTTCCTCGATCACCTGGGGTCGAACCCAAATTGGGAGGCGATCGCCCAAGTGCAGGCATTGCGCGACCTTTATGCCGCCAACGGCTCGGCGATTGACAAGGCGCTGGCCGACGCGGTTGCCAAGGTGGCATTGATGTACGCCGAACCCAAGAAATCAGCACCCGCTGAACCGGAAGACGTCGCCGCCAAGGCTGCAGCCGCGATCGCCAAGGCCAAGGCGCCGGCGCCAAACAGCATGTCTGCGATCCCGTCTGCGTCCGTACCGCACCACGACGAGGCGGAGGCGATTCTCAACATGAGCACGGCCCAGCTCTCCGCCAAGTTCGCCAGCATGAAGCCGGACCAGATCGAGGCCGTCGTGTCGAGAATCCTGTAATCAAAGACCTAGCCCGCCGTGATGGCGCGCACATCCATTTATCTGGAGATATACCATGTCGAAAACCTCAATCCCGTACGGGTCACCGCAGGCGGTCAGCCTGCAGTCTGTTGCGCTGTTCGCGGCGTGCATGCAGCGCCTCACTATTATCAATCGTCTCGCCGGCGCGATGCCGCAGCAGTCGGATTCGGAGAACAAGCTGCGCCTCCACACTTCAAACGACTATCCGATCGTCCGCTGCAAGGATCTGGCACGTGGCGCCGGCGACGAGGTCAAGTTTGACCTGGTGCAGCCGATCGGCGGCAAGCCGATCATGGGGGCGGCATACGCCGAGGGCAACGGCGACGCCATGGACTTTGCGTTTGATTCGCTGCGGATCAACCAGTACCGCAAGCCGATCAGCGCTGGAGACAAGACGACCCAGCAGCGCACACCGCACGATCTTCGTCGCCTCGGCCGCGCGCAGGCGCTGAACTTCATGAAGCGCTACGAGGATCAGTCGGCGCTGGTGCATCTGGCCGGGGCACGAGGGTCGGACAACAACATCGAGTGGGCCATTCCGCTGGCGAACGACCCGGACTTCACCAGTATCATGATCAACCCGGTTCGGGCACCGACGCGCAACCGGCACTACCTTGCGTCGTCCGGTTCGCTGAAGAAGGTCGTGGCGTCCGGCAACGAGATCACGATCGCATCGACCGACACCATGACGGCCGACGTGATCGATGCGCTGCGCACCAAGCTCGACAGCATGCCGCTTCCGCCGCAGGGGGTTCGGTTCGAGGGCGACCAGGCCGCCGACGATGCGCCGCTGCGCGTGCTGCTCGTGTCGTCCGAGCAGTACACCTCAATCGTCCAGAGCACTAACTTCCGCACCTTCCAGGCCAACGCGATGGCGCGGGCCGGTATGGCCAAGAACCATCCAATCTTCCTCGGGGAGGCGGGTCTTTGGAACGGGATCCTGATCGTCAAGATGCCAAAGCCAATCCGCTTCTTCGCCGGCGACAGCCTGCGCTGGTGCGCGTCGACCTCGAGCACCACCGAGACGTCGACCGATCTCGTTCCGGCCGCGTTCGGCACGGGATTTGCCATCGACCGCGCCATTCTCCTTGGCGGCCAGGCGCTCGCCGAGGCTTTCGGGAAATCGCGCCAGGCCGGCGAACCGTACTTCTGGTCCGAGAAAGAACTGGACCATGGCGACAAGCTGGAAGTCCTCATCGGTGGCATCGGTGGCAAATCCAAGATCCGGTACCTGATGGATTTCGGCACCGGCATGGAATACACCGACCACGGCGTCATCGCAATCGACACGGCTGTCAAGCTGGTTCCGTAACCCTGGCCGAACTGATCAACGAAAGGCGGAGGCCAGATACCTGGCCGCGCGCAGAGAAGGAGCAACACCATGGCAACAGTCACCAAGAAGTACATCCGGCAGCAACGGCGGCATGGCGGCGTGCCCTACGGCAACGTCTGGCGCCAGCGCTACACCATGACCACCAACGCGAGCGGCGTCATCGTCGATTCGGACCAGGCGACGGCGGTTCTCATCAATGACGTGGTGCGCCTCGGGATCATCGACGGCGGTATTGAACTGCAGAATGCCGAGGTGATCATCTCGGACGCATTCGCAGCCTCCACCACCTGCAAGATCGGCTTCCAGTACGTCGACGGTGTCGATTCGGCGTCCGTGCCGCAGAACGACGCGTTCTTCTTCTCCGCCGGAACGGTGCTGTCGTCCGCCGCCCGCCTGGTCAACAGTGCGACGGCGGCGCCGGTTGTGCTGCCCAAGGATGCATACCTGATCCTGACGAATGCCGGAGCCAACCATTCGGCGGTCGGCATCCTCGACGTCATCGTGACCGGTCAGGTCGTCGGCACGCCGTAACGGCTGTGCAACCGATCGCATGGCCGGTGGATCGGCCATGTAACTGCCAGGAGTACACATGTCAGAAGCAATCAATGTCGTCGGCGCGTCGAAAGTGGCTGCGACGTCGGTACAGTACGTCGGCAAGACCGAAGAGTATCTTGATGCACTATACGGCACCGGGTTGTGGGTGCGCGGACAGGTCAAGGCCGTCGTCGCGGAGGTGGCGGCGAAGATGCTGGTTCACCGCGACCAGTACGTCAGGGCCAACCTGGAGCCAGCGGCGCCCGCTTTGAAGGAGCCGGACCTGGTCGGCCGGGTCGCCGGCGCCACGGAGCGGGACGATTCGCCGGAGCAGTCGGTTCGCGACTCGATCGCCCAAATGGACCGCGACGGCCTGCGGGAATTCATCGTAACCAACTATCGGGCGCCTGTCGACGGTCGTCTCGGCGTCTCGGCACTCCGCGAGCAGGCCGTTCGCCTGGTCGATCGGTTCGGGATTTCCTGACATGAATCTCTCGGAATTGATTGATGCGTTTCGCGTCGATGAGAGAGACAAGGCGAAGCCGCCAAACTGGTCCGATGACCAACTGATTCGTTGGTTCAACGAGGCCGTGGAAGAGGCGGCGATTCGCAAGAGCCTGCTGCGCGAGACGCTTTCACTGTCTCTCATTCCAGGCGATTTCGAGATAGCGCTTCCGGCGCGGGTCGTCGAGGTTCGCACCGCGAGGATCGTCGAGGGCGGCCGCACGTATTGGCTTGACCCGACGGATCGGTACGAGCAGGACCGACTGAACCGCGACTGGCGAGACACCATCGGACGGCCGACTGGCTTTATCCATGACGATTCGTCTATCACGATGAACCGCATTGTAGATTCCCCGGCTGAGCTAAAGCTCGAATGCTATCGAGTGCCGAAAAGAGAAATGGAGGACGCAGGCGACGAGCCTGAGATTTCCGCAGTACATCATCGACGGCTAGATGGATGGGTGAGGTACAGGGCATATCTTGTCCCAGACGCTGACTTTGGAGACAAGACCCGAGCCGCGGAGAGTCTTGCGGACTTCGAGGACTACTTCGGACGCCGGCCTGACGCTGACCATAGGCGGGAAAACAATGCGAATCGTCCGCACCTGGTAAAGTGCTGGTAACAACATGTCCGACGAACTATACACTGAGGCGGAATCAATAATTTCCAAGTTTGACATTGGGAATATAAGTTCTGCGGAACTGGCTCAGTTGGTTGCCATCTGATCCTGCAGACACGTACGCTGATCCAGCAATGTTCTTCGAGATCGACATGCATCACAAAATAAACAAAGACGGGACTGAGACCGAGTTCCCAGGAAGTCCTTCATGATCGCCAAGCTGCCGCAGTTACTCGTTTCGGTGAGGAAGGGGGCAGACGCTGATATTGCGTTGCGTCTGGAGACGAGCATTCTCAAGTTCTCGGCAATCAGCGCCATGACTCGGTCTGCGCCTCTGCGAGTAACGTCCACCGGACATGGTTTGCTGGACCAGTGGCACGCCGCCATTGTCGATGCGCAGGGGATGACGGAATTGAATGCAGTCGAGTCCAATGCGATCAGGAATTCGGAGTTTCATCAGATTTCGGTCGTCGACGCGAACACGGTCGCGTTCAACGGAATTAGCTCGGCAGGATTCAGGCCGTACACGTCAGGCGGCTATTTAGCCTATTACGCTCCGATGTGTAACCGGTCAGGTCCATCGGAGCGTAATAGGCTAAATAGCCGCCTGACGTGTACGGCCTGAATCCTGCCGAGCTAATTCCGTTGAACGCGACCGTGTTCGCGTCGACGACCGAAATCTGATGAAACTCCGAATTCCTGATCGCATTGGACTCGACTGCATTCAA